AGCAGGTCTCCCCTTCGGGTTCCATCCGCAGGTTTAGATGGAGTAGAGGACAGAGTAATACTATAGGGAAGTCTGTCCTCTACTCCCAGTTTTTGCGCGCGGTTAATCGACATCTTCGATCCACCCATAGAAGCCCGCAGCGACTGTCGCCGCTTTGTCCGCGGTGACGCGAAACGCGATGATTGCGCCCGCTGGGAATGCTGCTATCGCGCCGTCTGCGAGCGCCGTTGTATTGTCTTGCAGTTCGATTGTGCCCTGCCGGAATAGCAGCCCGACGTCTTCGAAGCGGTCGACGCTCCCGTCGAGGTTCGCAAGCACGGACGCAACTAGCGATACTTGCGCCTTGGCGGCGGCACTGCCGGAAGACGACCCAGCAAAGAACGAATGAATGACCAGCCGCTTGCCTGCCGGGACGCGAAAGGCGGTGCTGCGCGTGCCGCGCGCGCCAGCATCAAGAAACTTGTAGCGCGTGCCGCTGTTCGTGACAGTGATGTCACCGGCAGCCTGCTTTACAGATCCGAACGTCAGCCCGTGCAAATCGCCGACCCAGCGCACGTTGGTCGCCACTGTCAGCACTGGCGTCGTGCCGTTCATCGTCACGATCTCGCTCTGCGGGTTCAGATCCGCGTCCAGATAGTTGAAACGCAGCGTGCGGATGCCCGTTCCTGCCGCGCTGTCCTGCGCGCTGGTCGATACAATGGTCATCTGCACGCCGCCTGCGGGCGCGACTGACGGGTCTTTCACAGTCGAGCCGGGAAAGATCAGGATGTCCGTCACCGCGCCGGTGGTCGTCAGCGTCCCAGTGATCGCGACCGGCTGCGCGCCTTCGACGCGCCCCCGGGCGATCTCGACCTGCTGCGTGAACATCAGCCGCCAGATCCGCTGCGACCAGTCGCGCACTGGCTTGATTGTATTGGTGTAACCGGTTTCCGTCATAGCAAGAACACCTGCGCTGTGTCATCTGCCGCCGTGATCGCCTCATAGATCCACTGCTCGACGAGTTCTTTGTCGTCCTCTGTGTATAGTTCTAGCAGCCTGTCAGCGGCTGCTTCACGCTGATTTGCGGGCAAGGCGAATATCTGATCTGCCATATCTTGATACGTCATGGGGTCACCTTCTTGTCCATTTTGCGGTAAATCGCCAGCAATTCGGGGTGGATGCGGAAGTGCTCGCTCTCTGGCATTCCCATATAGATCGCGAAGGTCTCCGCGATATATTCTTTGTCGTTGCTGTTGCCGTAGACCGAAACGAGCAGGTTCCATCCGGTGCTCCTTGGTCTTTCTTTCACAAGAAACGCATTGAGCGCTGGGCCGATGCTGTCGTCTTGCAGGTGGATATAATGCCCATACTCGTGGAATACTGTCGAGCGCGTCCTGAACTCGTCATCGTCCGACGTGCCTTTGACAGTCCAATTATAAGGGCGGCCCCCCAGCGCATTCATCTGCTTGACACGATCTCGAACGCGCGGGTCAACTACAATGCCCGGCTTTGAACTAATCAAATCGGCGTCTCGTTGGTTTATGTAACTTGCAGCATTCCCGCGTTCGACCGGCGCCCACTTCGCTGCGCTTTCCCCGAAACCAGCGGCGGGGATGTTAAAGAGCCCCCTATTCCCGGTCGTTACGTCGGTAAGCCGAAACATTGAAGCAATTACTTTCCTACTGGCCTTAATATTAGGGTAGAACCTTTTGACATAGCCGAACGCAGCAAGCGGCGTGAGCCCGAACCGCTCAACGACTTCCTGCATAGCAGGGAGCGCGACGTTTAGCGCGTCCACTGTCGTGCCCTTCAGATCCACCTTGCCCGCAATGCCGCTCGACGTCACATAGGCTTCGATCTGGGCCAGCGACTTGAGCGGCTGGTAGGTCTCATAGGCAAACACGGGCGCGGGGGCCGCTGGCGGCGCGGCCACCGGTGGCGGCGGGGGTGATACGCGCACGGGCGGCGGGGGCGCTGGCGGGGGCGGCGCGGGCTCCTCTAGCCCCGGTATAAGCCCGCGAGAGATGATGCGCGCGAAGACCGCGCACCGGCATTGGATCGTATTCGCGGCAAGCGCGCTGGGATCGCCGGGATAAAGGATCGGGCCGAGCGGGCTTGCGAATGTCTCCGCCTGCCCGACGCCGCGCGGGTTGATCTGCGGGATCTGAACGTGCGCATTGCGAACGTGCCCGTCGTTGGTGGTGATCCACGTCCTGCGCACCTGCCGGGCGTCGATCTGCCCTTTGTTGATCATGTCTTGGAATAGTTCCCACTGCGCGCCCTGCACGGCGCGCGCGCTTTCGGTTCGCGCGATGACGTTCGCCCGGTATTTGACATATCGGTCGCGATACCGATCGACCAGCGAGCGGATCTGCGCGTCGGTCAGCGCTTTGTCATTGGCGATTGCGCGCCCGACGGATCCATCGCTGCGCCGATCGCGCAGCTTGCGTTCCAGCGCCTCCGGGTCGAGCGCGCGCAGCATCCGCTCATAGTTCGATACCGCCGCCTCCTGACGCCGCGTCAGCCCGATGGATCCCCTGATCTGGCGCGCGATGGCGAACGGGTCATCGCCCGCTGTCACCCCCCGCTGGAGCACCTGCCGGATCGTGTCGCGCGTCGTCTGGTCAATCTCGCGGATCCGCGTCGACGTCATCGTGATGGCGAACTGCTCAAGGCGCGGGTTCAGCCCGACAGCGATTTCGAAGTCAGCCTGCGCGCCATTGATCACGCCCTGCGTTGTGCTGGTGGCCTTGACCCCTGCCAACACCGCCTGCTCAATGGCCTTGCCGTAGGCCTGCCATTCGGTCGAGGTGAAATGCGAGGCGAACGCGTTTTCTAGCGAGGTGAAGTCGCGCCGCTCGATGAACCGCGCCAGCTGCTCCGCAGGAACGCGGGTTCGGATCGTTTCGATCGCAGCAATAAACGCCCGCGCGATCTTCGGATCCATGCCCTCCGCAGCCCGCAGGAACACGGCCACGGCGTCGGATGCGGTGATCTTGCGGATTTCGATGTTCATCAGATGCTGTCCAGATCTGCGAATGCAGGAGCGCCAAGCGGTAGTTTCGCGCGGAACGCCTGATAAACTTCATATAAATTGTCATCGCCGGGGAAGATGTCAAAGCACTGCCGCACATCTTGCAGCATGACGCGCACATATTCGTCTCCGAACCGCTTGATCGATGCGATCGCCGATGTCCGGATCCACCGCTGCGGGCTCATCTCGATGAAGTCGCGCGCGAATGCGTCGGTCTCGATGAACTCCGCGCCGTTGGTCACGGCGAACTGCAAGCCCGGCGCGTGCACGATCAGCGTTTCGCCCGACATTGACGTTTCGATAGCGCTAACAGCAAAGTCGTCAATCGCGATCCATATGCCGCGCGGGTAAACTTGGAACCTCATTCTGGAACCCCCTCGTCAAGTGGCGTGTCTGGCGACCCAAGCAGATCCGGGTCGATTGTTTTTTCTGGGAAGCCTGCGGCGCGCCGGATCGTGTTTTCCGTGTCGTCGTCTGGGAATAGCGGCATCCCCGCGCCCGCGATGTCGCGCACGAACGCGCCCAGTTCGGCCAGATCCACCGGCGCGATCTCGCCAAAGCCGACCTTTGGCATGACTGCCGGGTCGAACCCGTTGATCTCCCAGAGGCGGGGCAGAAGCTGGCGGTTCAGCACCGACGCGATTGCTTCGGTATAGCCGCTTGCTGATGTTAAGAATATGTCGGTCTTGCTTTTAGATAGGGCGAACGATCCAGTTTGGCCGCTTCCGAGCATAAGAAAGTCAGCAAGAACCGAACGGGCGATGTTCTCTTGGTGGCGCTGGATGACATCCCCTGTCGGGATCGCACGCGAACCTTGCGCAGTCACAAGCCCGAACTCGACCATCGGGATAGATGTCTTTGTGCCGTCGTCGTTCTCGTAAACGTCAGACGGGATCAGGATAAAGCCCTGATCGTTAAATTTGACATCGCGCAGGATCTTCTTAAACGCATTTGTAAAGCCCTGCTGCGCGGCGCTCGCGTTCTCGCCCAGATATTCGGACGGGATCTTGCCCACGGGAATGCCGTTCATTTCGCGCTCGACCGCGATCGCCTCGACCATCTGAATATGCGACGCATAATGGTAGGACGTGAATGCGTTGCGCAGGATCGAGCGCCCGCTTGGGTCGTTGTTCACAGTCGATGTGCGGA